GCTCGCGCTTCTTGTTCGCGAGGACGTCTTTCAGCGCCGGCATACGCTTGGCTCGGTGCAAGGCAGCCGTGTTCCACGCCAGCGTCATGCGTTCCTGATGGGCCGTCTCGGATGCCCGCCGCCTGCCCTCGGCAATCATCGACAGGAGACGAGGGGTCGACCGCCAGAAGCCATCCGGCTCCAGGCCAAGTTCGACCCAGATCGTCAGTGCGCGGGCGTAGTCCCAGCCTTCTTCGCCCTCGGTGCCTTTCCCTCCGCACTCGCCGGCTTCGCGTCGGGGAACGCGGCCTTGAACGCGGTGGCGATCAACTCGCCGGCTTTCTCCATGCCGATGTCATGGATGAGGCGGCCGGCTTCCATGTCGGTCAGGCCGGGGTGGCGGGCGTCGAGCCCGACCCGGAAGACCGACCGGACCATCGACGGACCGGAGATGGTGCCCAGCTGGTCGGGATCGATGCCGAGTTCGGTTTCGATCGTGCACAGCGCGTTGAAGTCATAGACCAGCGTGAACCCGCCGCCGGCCGCATTGAAGGCGACCTCGCCCTTGGTGCCGTTCGCCATGATCAGGCGGCCTCACGCACGATCGAGCCGCTGACCCGGCCGGTGATCGTCGCGGTGAGGCGATCGTTCAGCGGCGCGGTCGGCTGGAAGCCACGGATGAGGTTGTTGAAAGCCCACACCGCACCGTTCGGCCATTCGATCTCAAACGGGACCGGCCGGCGCAGCGCCTTGGCGGTCAAGATCGCCTGCTCGGTCGCACCGCCGGGGATGTAATTGATGCCGAACGAGCATTCGCCGGGATCGGTCATGCCGCCGATGTATTCCTTCACGCCGTCCGGGGACTGGAAGTGAGACACCTCGATCTCGTCATCCATCTGCTCGGGCGGGGTGATCTCGAACACCTCGCCCACCTCGACGAACGCCGGGGCGGCGGGCGCGGTCTTCATGCGGAGGATGATGCCGAGGCCGGTCATCGCTTGGCTCTGTGCCATGGGTATTCTCCTTCAGGTCAGGTCGTGTGGTGGAGGATGCGGTAATCACGCGAGTTGCGGTGGACCGGCTGGTCAGCCGCATCCTTGTCCTGTCCGTCGCGCTCGGAGAGCAGGAAGCAGCTGTCGAAGGCGGGGCGGGGGAGCGCCTGCATCGCCTCATCGATGGCACGGGCGAGCAGCTTCGCATCGCCGTAGGTGAGCCCGAAGCTGTCGATCTGGACCCGGTACGGGAGCAGGCCGTTGCGCCCGGCGAAGGTATGGAATGGCGTGCTGCTGACCACCTGCATCCGCGCCGACGGCAACGTGGCATTGCGCTGGCCCCAGTCGAGGCGATCACCGGCAAGTGCCGCCATCGCCGGCCACGCCAGCAAGTGGGCGATGAGCGCTTCTTCCATGACTTAGCCCTTCGCCAGACGGTGCAACCGGTCACCCAGCCCGTTGCGCACTGCTGCCTGTACGCCCCCGACATTCTCGTCCCATGCGGGTCGGAGGTATGGGTTGCCCGGCTCGTCGACGGTGCCGAACTCCTCAGTGATCGCCTGCGCCATCGATCCCGGCCCGACATAGGCGGCGACGACGTCGAGATCGCGGATCTTGTCGGCTGCCTGCGAATGGCTCAGGTGGGTACTAGCTCCGAGGGAATCATGCAGCCTGCCACTGCGCTGCCGGACGATGCCGCGGGCGGTATCGGCAACCGGCGCCAGGGCATTGACCGCCAGCCGCTCCAGAAAGTCACGATCGGCCAAGCCCTCGATCCGGCTCAGCCGCTTGTCCATGTCGGCGTCGCCTTCCAGGCGCATACCGGTGCACGCCATCAGGTCTGCACCGCCGCAGTGCTGAACTCGATACCAACCCGGCGGCCTCGCCATTCCTTGCGACCGGTGATCTCGTAGCGGACGCCGTCGCATTCGATCAGATCGGCGTTCGTTATCGTCTCGGTCAGGCTGTCGTGGCGGACACCGAAACGGGTGGTCAGCTTCACCCCCTGTGCCGCCGCGCTGACGCGCTCGCCGTCGCTGACGTCGCTGCGCTTCGACCAGGTGTCGCCGATTACCACTGGCGCCGTTCGAACCGCAGAAAAGGCATTGCGGCTGGCGGCACCCCGGAGGAAGTTGATCGGCGTATCGAGTTCGCCCGATGTGATGGCCATCAGTTGGCCCAGCTGTAGAGCGGCTCGAGCAGATAGGTCACCGCCATCGGGACTTCCTTGACTGCCTCCGCGCTCACAGCCTCCCGGTGCGCATACCAGTGGCCGATCATCAGCAGCATGGCCTGCCCGATCATGTCGAAGTCGGCGGGGGTGATGGCGTCGTCGGGATGGGTCACGAACAGCGTCCGACCGGTGTGGCGTTCGACGGATCGGCCGGCAACGGCGATCAACGTCTCAAGATAGGGGTCTTCAGCGGTCTGGATGGCGCTGATGTGCAGGTGCGTCTTGACCCGGTCGAGGGGCACGACTTCCTTGGCCTTCGGCATGGCGGCACCTCAGCAGGAAAGGGGATCGGGGCCGGCGAAAGGGAGCACCGGCCCTGAACTGATCAGCGCGTGGCGGGCTTGGCGGCCGGTGGCGTCGCCTTCTCGGGCGGCTTGTCGCCCAGCACCTTCAGGTCGACGAGGTGCTTCATGTCGTTCTCGTCCGCCTCGCGCTTGTCGCCAGGCTGATACAGGGTGGCGCCGTCGAGGTGCGGCTCCAGCGCATAGAAGGTCTTCATCGTCGTTCTCCGGTAATGGCCGGGCGGCGCTGGCCGCCCGGCACAGACATCAGGCGTTGGCGAACGGCCCCTTGATGAGGGCGGCCGGACGCTTCACGGCCAGGCCAAGGCGCTCCTCGCAGCGCATGGTCAGCAAGTTCTTCTCGAAGTCGTCCGCATTCTCGGACGAGATCAGCACCTCGGGCTGCATCCGGTCGTACAGGGTGGCGGCCACCTTGAACGCGCCGACGAGGAAGGTGCCAACCGCCATCGACACGGTCGGCGCGACGCGCTTGCCCCAGAGAACCGGGCCGACGGTGCCCTGCGGATTGGCGAAGATGTACCGCCCGTTGGTGTCCTTGGTCAGTTCGATGTCCGCCCAGTCGGTCTCGTGCAGCACGATCGCATCGGCGGGGTACAGACCGAGCGACGCCTGCAACAGCGCCAGCCGCAGCTTGTCGATCTTGTTCGGCGACGCGATCGAGATGCCGGTCGGTGCTACATAGCCGGTGGCCTGCGGATACAGCCCCAGCAGGTTCTCGCCGGTGCCATCGCCGAGCAGGATCTGGCCATCCTCCGCCAGCGCCAAGCCGTAGCGCATTTCGCTGTCGACTTCGGCCTGAAGCCGCGGCGCGTCGTCCATCGCCTGGCGGGTCAGCTTGGCGAGATGGGCGATCGTCTTCACGTTCGCCGTGGCCTTGGTCCAGCCATAGTTGCTGTACGGCTTGGTCTGACCCTCGGCGACGGGTGCGGCAGCGTTGGTCCGCACCGACTGCTTGGGGTATTCGACCGAGCCGGTGGTGATCGGCATTACCGTCAGCAGGTCGCGCATGATGATGTCGGGCCGGCGCGGCATCGACACGGTATCGGTTTCGCGCTGCGAGTTGATGAAGCCGCCGGCCGAATTGTTGGCGGTGGTGATCGCCTTCAGCTCGATGCGCAGCCGGTCCTGCTGACCGAACGCGCGCTCGCCGATCTGCGAGCCCTTAGCCTCCGAGACCTGCTCGCCGAAGCTCTTGGTCTCGTCACCCAGGCCGGCCCCGCCGGGACGGGTCGACTTCTGCTCGAAATCGTCGAGGCGCGATTTCAGTTCGTCGACGAGGCCGAGACGAAGCAGCGCCTTGTCGGCGTTCTCCTTGGTCTCGGTCGACACGTCGCCGAGGCGCTTGACCTCGCCATCCGCCTTCTCGGCGATTTGCCGAACCGCGCTCAGCGACTTCTCGAACCAGCCCTTCAGTTCGGTGCCGATCTCACCGGCCGACTTGCCTTCGAGGCTGGGGAAGGCGGGGTGCCCGTCAGGGCCGCGCATATAGCGACCGCGCGCGCGCTCTGCAGCGGTCATCGGTCCGAGCAGCGCCATCGCGCCGCCCATGTGAGCAGTCTTTCGCATTGTGGTGCCCTTTCAAGGCAGGAGAATAAGGATCAGCCGCGCAGCCCGGTCAGGAACTGCTCGAGCTCGCCGATCGCCTTTGCCTCGGGCTCCCCCCGAAGGTGCGGCGCTGCCTTGGTCGCGATCGCCGCGGCCAGGGACTTGGAGAAGCCGCCTGCATCCCGCAGGAACTCCTCGAACTCGCGGACAGACGGCATCCCGCCGCTCTCCACCAGTGATTTGATCTGGGTCACGATCGCTCGCTCGTTCATGCCGACCGGGACCAGCGACACTTCGTGCAACGACAGCTCGTGCAGCTGGCGAGTCTTGCCCTCGAACCGGTGACGCAGCGTCTTGTAGCCGATCGACAGCCCCGACAGGGCGCCGCTCTCGACCAGCGCGTGCGCCTCGCGACCGGCATCGGCTTTCATCGCGATCTTGCCCTCGACGTGCAGGCCTTCGCCGCTCTCGTCGAACTTAGCCCACGATCCCACCGGGCGCTTATGATCGTGGAACAGCAGCATCGGCACGCTGGCCCGGCCGGCGATGGCCTTGGTCAGTGCGCCGGGCATGATGAGGTCGCCACCGTGGTCGACGTTGCCGTAACCGGCCGCGATGCCCGCGATGTAACCGGCCTCGTCGATCGCCTTGATCTCGAAGCCGAAGCCAATCTCGCTCATGTCGGGTTCCTCAGATCGGTTCGCCGGGCGCTGGTGGCACGGCGCGCGGTGGTGTCTTGCCCAGCTGGTCGAGCGGGATCAGGTTGGACTGCACGGTCAGCATGTCGGCGCCGGGGCTGGGGTCCGGCGGCAGGTTTTCCTTCGCCCGCATCTCGTTGCGTTTCATCACGCCGTTCTGACCCAGCGAGGAGTACAGTGCCGCACGGCCGGCACTGTCCGCACGCAGCAGCCCCTCGTCGATGAACTCGACATAGACGCTGCGGCGGTCCTCGACCGACAGCAGCTGCTTCATCACCGCCTGCTCGATGCGGGTCAGCTCCGGCCCAAGGCCGAGCGTCCGCCACGCCAGCATGATCTGCTCGACACCAGTGCCCCACATCGTCTGACCCTGCGCGGCGTGGCCGATCAGGATCGGGAAGTTGCCGAACCACCGGCAGATTTCCTCCACCGAGAAGCGCCGCGACTCCAGCAGCTGCGCATCCGCCGCCGTCATCTTGAGCGGGTGAAACTTCATCCCCGGGTCGAGCGGCATGACCTTGCCGGCCTTGCCGGATCCGGCAAACTTCTCGAACAGGTCGGCGATCTCGGTCCGCTGCTTCTGATCCAGCTTCGTGCCGGTCGCCATCTCGACGAACCCGGCTGCCTGCAAGCCGCTAGCGAACGTCGATCCTGCCACTTCCTCCGCCGCCAGCGCCGACGCGATCGTCTGTCGGCCGTAGGAGATCGGCGACAGCCCCAGATCACCACCCGCGCCAAAGCCACGCAGGTGGAACACGTCGGCCGCCCCAAGGTCATCGGTGCCGCCCCTGGTCGTGACACGGTAACGGCGCTCGCCGGCCTGATTGCGGAACACCGACACCGTGTCGGGATTGAGCGGCCACAGTGCGTTGACCTGTCCGTCAGCGCGCCGGCCGATCCGCGCATAGGCGTTGCCGCGGAGGTTGAGGCAGGTGACGAGCCCCTCCCAGAACTCCATCGGCCCCTGATCGGGGTTCGGCGACACCGACAGCACGAAGTGCAGCGGGTGCTGCTCATCGCTCTGCCGGTGCAGCACGCTGTCGCGGCGATAGACCTTGAGCGGCAGCGACCCGATCGTGCGGGCGTTCAGCCGGACACAGGCCCAGGCGGTCGACAGCTGCATCGTCGAGTCCGCGGTGACCGACTTGTTTGCGAAGGTACCGCCGTCACCGTAGCGGATGGTATGCTCGACATCCTGCCGGGTGCCGTCGACCTTGACCGGGGCGCTGCCGCCAAGCCAGCCGGTGATGACCGAATAGATCGTCATGCGTACATCGCCGCAGCGGCGAGGAAGCCCGAGATGTCAGGCCCGGTTTCTTCCGGCAGGAGCATGGGAGCAGTGGCGTTGATCATAGCATCCACTCCGTCGATCTTGTTCGGGCTGTTGGCTGTTTCCTTCTTGGGAAGGATGCTGCCGTTGGCGCGCCGCTCGACGACCGCATTGCCGATCATCCAGGTCAGCACCGGGTTGCCATCATGTCGAAGTCGGGTCGGGCCAGCTTTTACTCGCGCCTCGATCGCCTTGGCTGGGTCGGTGACGTTCTTGGCGTTCTTCGCCAGCTGGATAGCGAACGCCTCGCCGCCGTCGTCGAAGTCCTCATTCAGCCGGGAGGCCATCGCAAGGCCGCTGTTCCACTGGTCGAACGTCGCGCTCCGGACCGTCAGCGCCGCTTTGATTTCTCGGATCTGCTGCTCGATCATGCGGTGATCAATGAAGTCACCGGGTGTCGCGACTAGCGAACCATCGGCCACCCATTGCTTATACAGGTCGGTCACCTGCTTCAGTGCGCCGTCCTGACTGCCGAGCCGCTTTTCCGGCACATAGAACCACGGCTTCACCAGCAGCCGGCCGTCGGCGTCTTCTGCCGCCAGCACCAGCGCGGATAGATCGTCAACGTTCGAAAGGTCGCCACCGAGATAGCAGTCCAGCCCGACGAAATCGTCCAGCGTCAGGGTTAGATCCGCGCAGATCGACCACTGCGTGACGTTTAGCCAGGCGGACGCGGCACCGAGCCAGACGTTCAGGTGCTTGGTCTTGAACTCTCCTTCAGCCGCCGGGCTGGCCTGCGCCTCGATCGCCCGCTTGGCGACCTCGTCACGCAGGGGCCGCGATGCCTCGATCAGCGGGTTGGCCTTGATCCACTTCGTCGGGTCGTAGGGGTCGTCGCCTATCTTGCGGTCATCGCCGTAATCCTCGGCACGGTCGATCGTGAAGATGACCGCGAAGATATGCTCGGCGATCACCGAGCGTTCCAGCACCTTGGTCGCCAGCGTCCGCTGCTCGTAGCAGACGCCGTGGAGGTTGAAGCCCGCCGTCGTGATGATCCACATCAGCGGGTTGCGACGCGCACCGAACGCCGAGTTCATCACGTCGAACAGGCCTCGATCGCTGTGCGCGTGCAGCTCGTCCATCGTGACGAGGTGCGGGTTGTGCCCGTCCTGGCTTTTCGCCTTTGCGTGCATCGGCTGCATATAGCCGCCGTTGTCGCCGCAGGTGATCGACTTGGCCCAGGGGATCAGGCCGAATGCTTCCTGAAGGGCAGGGGTCTTCTCGACCATGCGCTTCGCCGGGTGAAACACCTTCTTGGCCTGGTCGAACGTCGTCGCCGCGGTCAGCACCTGCGGCCCCGGTTCTTCCTCGCAGGCCAGACAGTAGAGCGACACCAGCGCGGTCTTGGTCGACTTGGCGTTCTTGCGGGCGACCTCCTCATAGACGGAGGTGAACCGTCGCCCGCCAGTCTCCCGCCGGCGCCATCCGAACACCATCGCCAGCACGAATATCTGGAACGGCTCAAGCGTAATCGTCGTGGTATCCCAGACCCCCTCGACGTGCGGCAGCTTCTCGGCGAAATCGCAGATGTCGTTGGCGTGCCAGGGGTCGAACCGGTATCCCCATGCAGCAACTCGGGCGCGCTTCAGATCATCAAGGTGACGCTGCGCAGCGAGGCGAACCCATTTGCAATGCTGACGTTGCTTCCTGTCCGCCGCCGCTTTCTTCGCATATGCCAGCGCGATCGCGGCGTAATCCCTAGCGTGCCCCGTGTCCGTTGCGCTGGAACGGGTTGCTCGACTTGCCGCCATCTGATCCACCCCCGCCACCGACGCGGCTTTTAGGTCCGGCGATGCGGAGCAGTTCTTCATGCTGGCGAAGCACCGTGAGATAGGCGGCTGGCGGGGGCTCGCCGCCGGCATTGAATGCCTTCCGCACCAGCGCCTCCAGCGAGCAGTACCGCGCGAACAGCGCGCTATCGACTTCGGTCACTCCGGCCGACATCACCCGCCCGATTGCTTCCTGCCAGACATCGATCGCCTCGGCGGTCAGATAATCGGGGGCGATTGGTGGATTGCCGGGCACCACCATCTCGGTAATTCCGGCATCTCGGAACGGGCGGAGGGTGCCAGCCGCCGCCTTCTCGGTGGGCGTCTTGCGCTTGGGTCCGGGCTTCATGCTGCCCCCTGAAATTTAATTGGGCCGGAAAGTTTAATTCGGGCGAGCGAAAAAAGACTTCCCGTTACGGTCCTATCAGCGACCGCTCCCTGACTTTCCACCCGCCCTCCCATCATGCGAGACGGCGTCGGGCCCTTGCACTCTCCTGCGCGGTCTTGGCGGTATGGCATACTCGGCAAAGCCCTTGGTAGTTGTCCCGGTCATCCGTGCCACGCTCAGCCTTGGGGATGATGTGGTCGGCGATCACCGACACAGCGACGCGGCCAGCCTTGCGGCACTCGCGGCAGGTGGGCTCCTCCCGCAGCACTTGGGCGCGCATGCGATCATGCGCTGCGCCATAGCCACGCTCTTGTCTCGTCTTGCGCTTCGTCCAGTTGGACAGATTGCGGGCAGCGGGCACCTTGCGAGGACGCAGGTTAGGCGGACGGCTTGGCATGTCCACGCTCCCAGTATTCGGCGGGCGATCGCTTCCCGGTTTCAAACACCATCCATCGGTCCGGATTGCGCTAAGAGCGAGCGATCGCATTCCACCCGCCGCCGAGGTCGAGTGTTGGTGTTCCGAGGATGGATCAGTAAAAACTTAGCGACGCTAAAAGCCTAAATGCGTCGGTTCATGATGCGCAACGCCATTAAAGCGTTGATGACGCATGTGTCGGTTCCGGGCAGGCCTTGATCATCTGGTCATGATAAGGGCCGCTGATCTTTCGATCAGCGGCCCCCGTATCTAAATCCGAAACCGATGCAATCAGGCGTAGACGACCTTCGTGTTGCGACGGCGATAGCGGGCTGCGCCGGCAACCATGCCGAAGCCAACCAGCATCATACCCCAGGTTGCGGGCTCAGGCACCGCGGTGACCGTGAAGTTGGCGACCTCGAAAGCATCCGCTACGATCGTATTGCTGAACGACAGGCTGTTGATGGTCTCGCCGGCCGTTGCTGCGAACTGCACGTACTGCGAGAACGACTGGTTGCCGTCACGCACCGAGAAGCCAAGGCTGGCGACATCGAACGCATAGGTTGCGACGTTGGTGGTCAGCGTCAGGCTGTTGTAGGTGTCAGGCGAACCCCACAGGAAGCTGACATAGTTGGCCGGATTAGTGAAGCTCAGCGTTGCGGGCTGGCCAGCGCGAAGGCCTGCTGCAAGAAACGCGTTGCCCGCAATGTTACCAGCAGGAATGTCTGCGAAGGGCAGATCTGCCGTGTAAACCGCACCGCCCGAGAGCGTTGCAACGGCACCGCCATCGAGGCCAGCCGAGGTCAGGGTGCGGAAGGGACCGGTACCGCCACCAAGCGAACCAACCAGCGCTGCATTAGCTGCCGACGGCATGGCGAACACGGTTGCCGCGAGAAGAAGCGTCTTGAAAGAAGTCATGGCTACACCCTGTGAACTCACGTCTCAGCGGCAATTCGCGAGATGCAAAGCCGCCATTACAATTTGTGCGCTGCAATGTAACCAAATATTAACGCGTCCATGAGCACCGGATGTCCCATTATGGGCCAGCCATCGCTTGTCTTCGAGGCTAAGCCCCCCTCAATCAGATGCCGTCCGCGATGACCAGCGGTGTGCGTATGGATGCGGCGGTTGGTCAGACGGGACCGGCTAGGCCGGATCGGGGAATGGTGTGGCGTACCCGGCCTGCCTTGCACGGGCTGCTTCCTGATCGCGTACCTTTCGGCGCGTCGAGGGTTAAGCGCCGCTTTGCTGGCGAGCACATGAGGGAATGCCCATTGCGTAGCACAATCGCCCGATCGGCTTTGCCAATCTGCGTTGGGGACGAGAGTGGATACCACGTCGATCGTCGCTGGCCGCTCAGGCGGCAATTAGCGTTGCTTGTACCTCATCCGTTCCCAGCAGCCAAGAGCCAATCTTGAAGGTAGCATCGCCGAACGCGACCATGATGAACTTGCCGTCGGCGTCCTGAACAACGTTGCCGCACAGGCCGGTACCTGGACCGTCGCTGACCCGCACGCGTTGCCCGGCGGTGAACGCCTTGCGCTGGCCCATGACGGCGGCACGCTTGCTGCGATCCTCCACCCTACGTGCACCAGCCACCTCCGCATCACCGATCAGCGGGATCCTGCCGAGGTAGCGGAACAGCGAGAACGGTGGGTGAGGGCTGACAGGGGCGGCGGCGATAGCGGCCAGATCGGCAACCCGGTCGGCACGCGCGAAGACGAACGTGGGCATCACCGGAGCGTCGTACTCTACCCGCTCCCGTGTCCGACCACGGCGGCGGGTTGCCGTCTGCATCGGTGTCCACACGTCGAAGCCTGCCTGTGTCAGGGACGCGGCCAGCGCCAAGGTCCTCTGACCGCTGGTCCGCAGAATGCACCAGTCTCTACCCCGCTCAACCATGCGTCACCCACTTCCGTTCGTTCCATGCCCGCGACTGCACGACGTCACCGAACCGCCAGAACCGGGTCTGTCGCTGGTGATGCCCCGCCTTCACGATCGTCCAGCATTCGCCGTGCGGTAGACCGACGATCCGGTGAATGTGGGTGGCGTCAACGTGATGCATCGTGCCCGGGAGGCGCTCCACGAACTCGCTGCGCCAGGTGCCATCGGGCTCGATGTGAAAGACCTCGTCGACATAGCCGCCAGCGAGGATCTCGGTTTCGAACGACCACGGGTGATCATGCGGCGTGGCATGAGGTTCCTCCCGCCTGAACCGGTGCAGTGCCCGGCCGTCGCTCAGGTGGTACTTGGTGAAGGCCGGCGACATGCGCTCCGTCCTGACGATATCGACACCGGCAGGGGCATGCGCACGGGCGACGTGGGGCGGTCTGTACGTCATCTCAGGCGTCCTGCTTCGGCGTGAAGTGCTTGAGACCACATTCGTTTCCTGCAATCGCGATTGATCCGGTTGCGTTTGCCGCAACTGATCGGTGACGCCATTTGACCGGTGCGTGCTGCGATGCAGCAATTCTAAATTCGAGGCTCATATGTTCACCCTGATCACGCTCATCCTGCGCCTGCGTGCTACCGCCAACGAGACTGTCGTTCCGGCAACTGCGGTTGTGGCCGCGAACGATACGGCCGCCGTCGAGC